CCTGCACTTACATTTTCGCGGAAAATGGGAGTTCGTCCCTGGGGAACCCGACATCCCCCGGCGTTTCTGCATAAATATTCAGGGATTTGGCACGGTTTTAGGCATGGCGGGCAACTCGAACAGCGGGCGCCGCCCGCAACCGACGCAACTCCGGATCCTGCGCGGGAACCCGGGCAAGCGGCGGATCAATCCGGCCGAACCGACGCCGCCGCCGGTCGGCCAGGCGTTCGACACGCCGCCGGCGGAGCTCGAGGCGGACGCCGTCGCCGCGACGGAATGGCGCCGGCTCGCGCCGCTCCTGCGACACTGCCGGGTGATTACGGAAGCGGAACGGTCCGCACTCATCGCGCTCTGTCAGGAGTGGTCCAAGTACCAACAGGCGAACAAGGTCATCAGCGAGTCGGGCGCGATCCTGAAAACGCCCAAGGGCATGCCGATGCTGAATCCGGCCCTGGGGATCGCGGACAAGGCGCTCGCGCAATTGCGCCCGCTCTGGGACATGTTCGGGTTGTCGCCGAGTGGCCGCGCGAAGATCACGGCGTTACCGGAACCTGGCGGCCCGGATCGATCCAAGTGGGACGGGTTACTGTCCGGGGTGACGGACGCGCGCCACCTGTGACGCGTCCGCCCATTGATAGGAACAGACATCACAGACGAAGCGCCGTAAAATCGCGTCCCATTGCACGAGGCGATCGTCCCGGCATTTCGGGCAGGCGGGCGGCGGCGCGGGTCGCATGGCGGCCACGATACGCCGGACGCCGGTAGCAAGGCGGCGCCAGAACATAAAGCCATGGTCGCAAACTGCCGGCCGAGTCGGTATCAGGAAATCGCCGGATGACCGCCCGCCGCGGCGATCCCGGGCCGGCGCGCGCGGTCCGGTTCATCAACAATCTGACGCACACGAAAGGCGACTGGGCCGGCCGGCCGTTCGCGCTGCGCCCCTGGCAGGCGCGGATCGTGCGCGAGATGTTCCGGACCCGGCGCGACGGGACGCGCCCGTACCGCACGGTGCTGCTCGAGATTCCCCGCAAGAACGGCAAGACGGAGCTCGCCGCGGCGGTCGCGCTGTACTGCCTCTTCGGGGACGGCGAGCTCGGCGCCGAAGTCTACAGCGCGGCGGCCGACAAGGATCAGGCGTCGATCTGTTTCCAGGTCGCCGCGCAAATGGTCCGCAACGATCCGGAGCTCGAGGCGCAGTGCGACCTCGTCGACAGTCAGAAGCGGATCGTGCACCGGCCGTCCGGGTCGTTCTACCGGGCCATCTCGAGCGAGGCGTACAGCAAGCACGGGTTCAACGCGTCGGCGGTCGTCTATGACGAGCTCCACGCGGCGCCGACGCGCGACCTGTGGGACGTCCTCTCGACGTCGATGGGCGCCCGGCGGAACCCGCTGATGTTCGTCACGACGACGGCCGGCTACGACCGGCATTCGATTCTGTGGGAACTGCACGCGCACGCGCTGCGCGTGCTCGAGAACCCGGCGCTCGATCCGTCGTTTCTGCCGGTGATTTACGCGGCGCCGCCAGAGGCGAACTGGCAAGCGGCGGCGACCTGGCGCCAGACCAATCCGGCGCTGGGCGATTTCCGATCGCTCGAGGACATGCGGATCCATGCGGCGCGCGCCGCGTCGATCCCGGCGTACGAGAACACGTTTCGACGGCTCTATCTCAACCAATGGACCGAACAGGCGTCGCGCTGGCTGCAGATGACGACCTGGGATGCCTGCCAGGTGCCGATCGATCGGGCGGCGCTGCGCGCCCGGCGCTGCTTTGTCGGGATGGACCTGTCGGCGACGACCGACCTGACGGCGCTGGTCGCCGTGTTCCCGGACGACGACGGCGGCGGGTTCGACGTCCTGATGCAGCCGTTTCTCCCGAAAGAGAGTCTGGACGATCGCATGCGGCGCGACCGTGTCCCCTATGACGTCTGGGCCCGCGACGGCGACCTCACGCTCACGCCGGGCACGTCGGTGGACTATGAGGCGGTCCGCGCGACGCTGCAGGGCTGGGCGGCGGAATTCGACGTCATCGCGATCGGGTTCGATCCGTGGAACGCGACCGACCTCGTCGAACGGTTGAAGGCGCAAGACGGCTTTCAGTGCATGCCCGTCCGCCAGGGGTTCGCGGCGCTGTCGGCGCCGTCGAAGGCGCTCGAGCGGGCGGTCCTGGCGCGGACGCTGCGCCACACCGGGCACCCGGTGCTGCGCTGGAACGTGTCGAACGTGTCGGTCGAGTCGGACGCGAGCGGGAATATCAAACCGTCGAAGACGGCGTCGACGGCGCGCATTGACGGCGTCGTCGCGCTGATTCTCGCGATCGAGATGATGGACCGCCACGCGGCGCCGGCCGGCGGCGGGAGCTATTATTTTTTCCCGGAGGCGACGCCATGACGCCGGATCCGCCCAGCAAACCGGGTCGCCCGCGGGTCGATCCCGCGGACCGGTCCGTCGCGGTCCATCTGACGGTCCCGGCGCGGCTCTACGATCGGAGCTATGCGGCGGCGCGCGCCGCCCGGCAAACCGTCAACGACTGGATCCGCGATCGGTTGCGTGAGGCAATCGCGCGCCCGCCGCGTTGACAATTCCGCGGCCCGGTCGGGTTCCGTTGACAAACGAATTGACAACGGCGCCGCCCCAGGGAAACACGCGCATGACCGACGACGAACATCTCAAGGCGCACTTTGACCGCATCTCGCAGCAGAACCGCGACAACAGGGCGCTGGAAATCGATAAACTTCGTCGTCTCGCGGGATCGCACGCCGCGCTCGTGGAGGCGCTGAGAACGTTGACGGATGGTATGGACCGCGCTGGTTGTGACGGCTACGGGATGCCAGAGTGTCCGTGGTGCCGGTCGCAGGCCAGCAAGCGCGACGAAGCCGACGACTGGGACCATGTGCCCACTTGTGAACTTGTTCAGGCTCGCGCCCTGCTCGCCCAACTGGAGACAACGCGCTGAAGCCTCCGAGGCCGAGTCTCGTCAGACGAAACGAAAACTCGGCCGGCTGACCGGTCCGCCCTACGCTACCGGGCGCGATGGACGAACGCACGACCGCCTGGTTTGAACTCCACGTCGCCTCGATCGACGACGACCAGCGGCGGATTACCGGGATCGCGACGACGCCGGAACCGGACCGCCGCGGCGACATCATCGATCCCTTGGGCGCGACCTACGCCGCCGAAATTCCCCTGTTGTTGTTTCATGACAAGGAACGCCCGGTCGGCGTCGCGCAGTTGGGTAGCGCGACGCCGGCCGGGATCCCGTTCACGGCCTGGTTGAAGCCGGTCGCCGATCCGCCGGCGCTCCGGGACCGGATCGCGGAAGCCTGGTCGTCGATCAAAGCGGGCCTGCTCAAAGGCGTGTCGATCGGCTACCGCAGTCAACCGGAGTGGATGACGCCGCTCAAATCCGGCGGGTTCCTGTTCCGCCAATCCGAAATCTGTGAGCTCTCGCTGGTCACGGTCCCGGCCAACCCGGCCGCGGGCATCACCGGGATCAAGGCGATCGACCTGGCCGCGTCCGGCCTTCCGCCCGCCGCTGTCGCGGCTGTTCCTGTCCCTACGCCCATGCAGACACAAACCCTCTCCGAACAGATCACCCACTGGCAATCGCTGCGCGCGCCGCTCGTGCAGAAAATGACGGAGCTCGTCACGGACCGCACGACGACCCTCAACGACACCGAACAGAAGACGTACGACGGCTACGCCGAAAAGGTCGGCGCCATTGACGGGACGCTCGCGCGGCTGGCCGTCCTCGATCGGGCCAACCAGGCGGCGGCGACGCCGATCAGCGCGACGCCCGCGGCGCCGACCATGCGCCAGGCGTCGATCCAGGTCCGCTCGGCGGAACTGCCGAAAGGCGGCCTATTCGTCCGCACGGCCATGTGCGTCGCGCGCGCCAAGGGATCGGCGGATCTGGCGCTGCAGTACGCGCGCGCGTTCGAGTCCACACCGGAAGTGGAACTGATGGTCAAGGCGGCGGTCGCGCCCGGCACGACGACGGATCCGGCCTGGGCCGGCGTCCTCGTCGCCGTCCAGAATGCGACGGCGGAATTCATCGAACTGCTGCGGCCGGCGACCATTCTCGGCAAGCTCACCGGCCTGCGCGAGATCCCGTTCAATACCAATGTACCGTCGCAGACGGCCGGCGGCAGCTACGGGTGGGTCGGCCAGGCGAAGCCGAAACCGGTCACGAAACTCGCGTTCGGGACACAGAACCTGCCGATCGCGAAGGCGGCCGGGATCATCGTGATCACCGAGGAGCTCGCGCGCCTCTCGACGCCGAAGGCGGAAACGCTGGTCCGCGCCGACATGATCGGCGGGATCGCGCAATTTCTCGATCAGCAACTGATCGATCCGGCCGTCGCCGCGGTCGCGAACATCTCGCCGGCGAGTCTCACGAACGGCGTCGCGTCGATCGCGGCGACCACCAACGCGCTCGCCGATCTGCACGCGATTCTCGTGGCGTTCGCGGCGGATAACATTCCGCTCGGCTCCGTCAATATCATCATGTCGGAAACGAACGCGTTTTCGCTCGGCTGGGTCCGCGACGCCAGCGGCAATCGCGTCTTTCCCGGCCTCAGCGTCAACGGCGGGAACGCGGAGGGGTTCAACGTCATCACGTCGAACACGGCCGGCGACATGGTCATCGGCGTGTCGACGCCGCTCGTGCTGCTCGCCGATGATGGCGGCGTGACGATCGACGTGTCGCGCGAAGCGACGATCCAAATGAGCGACGCGCCGGATGATCCAGTGGTCCCGGCGACGAGCGTGTTCACGTCGCTCTGGCAGAACAATCTGGTCGGCCTGCGCGCGGAACGCTGGATCAACTGGCTGCGCTTGACGCCGAAGGCGGTGCACTGGGTCGACGGCGCGGCGTATGCGCCGATGATCGTCGCGCCGACCAGCGGCGCGCCCGCGGCGACCGCGGCGAAGAACAACAAGCACTGAGGCGCCCGGCGCGCGCGGATGAAACTGCCGTTCGGGTATGAACTTCGGTTGGCGCGGAACGTCGGGGCTGGGGCAGCACCGCTGCTCCAGAACCGCTACGCCAACTGGCCCGTCGTCCGCGAACCGTATACCGGCGCCTGGCAGAAGAACGACGAACTGGCGCTGACGACGACGGCCGCCAATCCGACCGTCTTTGCCTGTACGACGCTCATCGCGGAAACGATCGCGAAATGCCGGTTGCGGCTGGTGATGGGCGAGGACACGGATCTGGGGATCGTCTGGACGGAAACGATCAATCCGGCGTACTCGCCCGTGCTGCGGAAACCGAACCGCTACCAGTCGATTCAGAAATTCATTGAGCTCTGGGTCGCGTCGAAGCTGCTGTTCGGGAACGCCTACATTCTGAAACAGCGCGACGGCCGCGGCGTCGTCGGCGCGATGTACGTCCTCGATCCGCAACGCGTCACGCCGCTCCTGGCGCCGGACGGCGCCGTCTACTATCAGCTCGAGCTCGATCCGTTGAACGGGTTGACGCCGGCGCGGTTCTACGATGCCAGCCGGCCGGCGCTGCCGGCGTCGGAACTGATTCACGATCCGATGGTCCCGCTGTTTCATCCGCTCTGCGGCGTCAGTCCGCTGTACGCGTGCGGCCTGGCGGCGCTGCAGGGACTCAAGATCCAAGAGGGGTCGACGTCGTTTTTCGCGAACGGGTCGCAACCGTCCGGCGTAATTACGCATCCGCTCAAACTCACGGCGGCCGCGGCGAAGGAGATTGTCGACAACTGGCAAGCGGGGCATAGCGGCGTCAATGCCGGGAAGGTCGGCATCCTCGATGCCGGCATGAAGTACGAAGCGACGACGCAATCCGCCGCCGACGCGCAACTGATCGAGCAACTGAACTGGAGCGACGAAACGATCTGTGGCTGCTTCCATGTGCCGATTCCGCTGATCGACACGTCGAAGGCGACGCCGGCGACCACCCCGGAACAGACGACGCAACAGTTTTACAGCCAGTGTCTGCAGGCGCATATGACGGCGATCGAGCTCGCGCTCGACGACGGCCTGGCGCTCGCGTCGCCGTACGGGACCGAGTTTGACGTGTACGATCTGTTCTGGCTGGATCCGAACGCGCGGACGCGGGCGGCGACCGAAGCGATCGGATCGGGCGGCATGACCGTCAACGAGGCGCGGTTCCGCTACTACGGCCTCGGCCCGGTCCGCGGCGGCGATACCGTGTACATGCAACAGCAGAATTACAGCCTGGCGGCGCTCGCCGAACGCGACGCCAACGCCCCATTCGCGACACCGCCGGCGCCGCCGCCGCCCGACCCGCCGCCGCCGCCCGTCGTCGACCAGGGCAAGGACGCATCCCCGCTCATGGTCTACCGCGGCGTGCATGTCGCCGGCCGGCTGTACGCGCCCGGCGATACCGTGACGGCGAGTGGGAACCTGTGGTACTGCAATCAGGCGACGGAAACGAAACCGGGCACGGACGGCGCGGCGTGGACGCTGGCGGTCCGCCGCGGCCGCGACGGGAAGGCGACGCCATGACCGCGCGTCCGCTGCTGGCCGCCGGCCGGGTCGTCGTCACGGAACCCTACCTCACGTTGCAGGAGGCGAAGGATCAACTCGACATTTCGCACGACGCGCGCGACGCGTTCATCCAGGCGAAGATCACGGCCGCGTCGGCGATCGTCATCGGGTATCTGAATTTCAATTTGCCGGACACGCCGTGGACGGCGGCGACGATTCCCGAAGACATCAAGACGGCGACGCTGCTGGTCGTCGCCGACCTGTACGCCGAACGCGGGACGACGGAGGGACGCGAGGATCGGCCGTCGTTGTCGACGCGCGTGCAATGGCTGTTGTCGCCGTGGGTCGTCCTGACGGTCGCGTAGCCATGGCGACGACCACGACCCGCCGCCGCCCGTCCGCTGCCCGGCATCCGATCGGCCGGCTGACGGAACCGCTGACGCTGCTGTCGGCCGATCCGCCGGCCGCCGTGATCACGACGCTCGCGCGGATCGGGTTCCAGGCGACCGCGACGACGGCGACGCCGCACCATCTGACGGACGGCGACTATGTCGCAATCGCCGGCGCCGTCCCGGACGGCTACAACGGCGGCGCGGTCCAGGTCGTGGTGGTCGACGACACGCATTTCTGGTACGCCGTCGCCGACGATACGCTGACGACGCCGGCGACGGGCGCGATGACCGTCGATTTCCGATCGGACGCGCAAGGCGGGACCGGATCGGGCTGGTGGCCGATCGCGTCGCTGTTCGGCCAGGTCCAGGCGCTGACCGCGGCCGAACGCCTGGTCATCAAGGCGGTCGCGTCGCTGGTCAGCTACCGCGTCACGATCCATTACCAGCCGGGCGTCGCGCCGACGATGCATTTGCTGTGGCAGCAGTACCTCGAACCGGCGACGACCCGCCTGGAAATCGCCGGCGTGTTACCGCACCCGGATCCGGACCTGTCCCACCGGTACCTGATTCTCGAGTGCAGTGAAGTGCAAGGGACGTAACCCGAAAGGATCACGACGATGGGCGACACAGAGCAACCGACGCCGCCGGAACCGAAACCGCCGGCGCCGAAACCGCCGGTCCCGAAACCCCCGGCGCCGAAACCCCCGGTCACGCCACCGCCGCCGGTCCCGGATCACGAACCGGACGACGGCTTTGCCTGAAGGCGAGCGATGGACTCCGCGCTCGAACCGGTCGGCAACGCGCTGTACAAGGTGCTGAATGTCCCGTCGCTGGTCGGGACGTATGCGGCCGGCGTGTGCGCGGGCGTCAAAAAGGTCTGGCCGAAACCGCCGACCAACGTGCAGCCGGGCGATTTTCCGCTCGTCTGGTTCGAGCTCGCGAGCGAAGACACCCGATCCGGCCTGGGCCGCGGGCCGTGGCTGCTCGAGCTCGACGTCCGCGTCCATACGTTCGTCGTCAGCGACATGAACGACGCGCAACGGATTACGCGCGAAGTGGTCCGCCTGCTCCGCGCGCACGAAACGGACACGTTGCCGGTCGCCGGCTGGTCGCCGTGGTACCAGCCGCACGATCGCAACGTGCTCCTGCCGTTCGAACAACTCGCCGGCCTGCCCGTCACCGAACTGGTCACGATGGGCCGGCTGTATGTGGAGGAACCCGCCGCATGACCGACCGGCCCGATCCGCCGCCGATCCTGGACGCCGACGGCCGCCTGGCGCGGGCGCGCGACTCGCGGACCTGTCCGCAGTGCGGCGCCGGCCCGGAGCGGCGCGTCCTGTCGGGCGGGTTCGGCGCGGTGCACGACGTGTGCGGCCAGTGCGGCTACGGGTTCGCGGAGCGCACGGTCGAGAGGAAGGGATAGACCATGGGCTATGCCGGATCGGGGCAATTCTCAGTCTTCACGATCGACGGGTTCGACCTGATCCCGGCGAAACTGCAGGCGGCGACGTGGAAAACCGGCGCCCGCCAGGAACAGACGACCGGCCTGGGCGATCGCTGGGAGGATCACACGCCGACCGGGCTGCGGTTCGTCGACATTACGCAGAGCGGCGCCTACTTCGACACGCGCCAGAACGGGATCCACGAGGCATTCAAGGACACGCCGCTGACGTACCGGACGCTCGTGCTGGCGCCGGCCGGCGATCTGCCGGGCTCGCCGCTCGTGGTCGCCGCCGGGACGCTGTCGACGACCTACGACGTCCAGGCGTCGAACGGCAAACTCACGAAGGCGAACGTCACGTACGTGATCAGCGGCGCGGTCACGGAAGGCGCGATCGTCCAACCGCCCGCCGCGCACACGGCGAATTGGACGTCCGCGACCGTCGACAACGGGAAGGCGACGACGACCGGCGGGACGGCGGTCGAACGCGTGTCGGCGCTGACCGCGGCCGGGTTCGTCGGGACGCTGCGCCATAGTCCGGACGGCGTCACGTTTGTCGACCTGGTCGCGTTCGCGAACGTCACGACGGCCGGGCCGCCGGCGACCGTCGCGATCAGCGGGACCATCGAACGGTACGTCCAGTTTGTCGGCACGCTGACCGGCGCCGGGTCGGTCACGGTCGTCTGTAGTCTCACGCGGAACCCGTAGGGGAGGGATCGATGCCAGGGAAATATGGATCCGCTGACGTCACCGTCAGCTATGACAACGCACCCGGCGCCGCGGCGACGCCCGTCGTGCTGACCAACTTCGTGATGGAGCTCGGCGGCGCGAAGATCGAAGTGCGGCATCAGACCAGCCACGCGTTCGGCGATCGCTGGGAGGAACACACGCCGACCGGGCTGCGCGGCTGTCCGGCGATCAAAGTGAGCGGCCTGTTCGATACGACGACGGGCGGCCCGCATGACACGTTGAAAGTCACCGACGCGGACGCCGATCCGAACGCCGGGACGCGCACGCTGACGCTCGGGTTCGGCGACGGCAAGACCTTTACCGTCGAAACGCGCCTCGTCGATTACGAAGTGGCGGCGAAGAACGCCGCGCTGACCGCCTTCAACGCGACCGTGCAACCGACCGGCGCGGCGGTCTGGACGTAGAATCCGGCGGTATGTCGATTTTCGCGTCGCGGAGTCAGCAGACGATCGACGTCCCGTTCGACCCGCCGCACACGGTCACGATCCAAAAGCTGGCCGGGCGGCACGTCGAACTGGCGCGGCAGGAGCAACAATTCGCCTCGATGGCCTACGTCAAACGGGTCGGCGGGATTGCCGAATTCCGCAAGGAGCTGGCGACGGTCGGGGACGCCGACGCCGTCGCCGAACAGGTCCAGGCGGTCGCCCGGGATCCGGCGCGGCGGTACGCGCGGTCGGTCGTGCTCGAGAAGGGGATCAAAGCGTGGAGCTACGACGACCCGCCGACGCCGGAGACAATCGCCGATCTCGACGAGCCGGCGGCCGACTGGCTGTTCCACGCGATCCTCGATCTGACGTTTCCCAACGGCGCCGAAAAAAAAACTTCTACGTAGCGATCCATCGCGCGATCGACGACGCCGGCCCGCCGCCGCTGGAGCTCGAGCTCGCCGTCCTCTGTGATGCCTTCCACTGTCTCCCGTCCGACGCCTGGCGCGAACTGCAACGGTTGCCGGGCGGCATGCTCTGGCGGATTCTCGAGGCGCGCGCGTACTGGCAGGCCAAGATCCGGTACGACGCGCGCGGGCGCGGGACCGCCGACCCGCCGATCGTGGCGACCGTGAAGGCGATCGACCTCGAGCTCGTCCAGGACGCGCGCGCCGCACGAGAGGAAGGGTCATGAATCCAAAACTCATCGTCACGTACTCGCCGCCGCCGGCGTTCTCGTCACTGCTCGAGGATGTTCGCATCCGGACGAAGGCGGCGGCGGCGCTGTCGGCGGACAACACCGTCCGCGAAGCGCAAGCGCGCGTCGCCCGGCGGACCGGCGAAACGATGCGATCGATCCACAAGGAAGAAACGCACGACGGCGCCGGCTACGTCGTCCTGGTCACGCGGAACCCGCTGCGGAATCTGCCGTACTGGCTGGAATACGGCACCAAGTACATGGACAAGCGGGAGTTTTTCTTTGCGTCCGTGGCGCTCGAGGCGGGGCCGCATGAGGAACGGATGGCCGCCGCCGTGCGCGACGGGCTGACCGCCGCCGGGTACGGAGCCTAACGTCATGGCGGGGTCTGATCCCGGCATGGTCGTCCGCGTCGCGGCCGACATTACGGATTTTCAGCGCACGTTACAGGAAGCGACCGCAGTCGCGGACGCAACGTTTCACGAGATCAGCGCGGCGGCCGAAGGGACCGCGACCGATCAGCGGGACGTCAACGCGGCCGTCACCGCCGGCGTGACGGCCTACGGCAACCTGCAAGCCGAAGGCGTCCCGACGATGCATGCCCTGGCGACCGAAACGTCCGGCGCCGAACAGGAAACGCTGAGCCTCGAAACCTCGTTGCTGGCGGCCGGCGTCGCGGTCGGCGTCCTGGGCGCGGCACTCATTGGCGCCGGGATCCGCCAGGCGGCCGAATGGATGAAAGATTTTTCGGAGTTTGTGCTGACGAGCGCCGGCGTCACCCAGGATCTCACGGACAACTGGAAGGAGTTCAAGGCGGAGCTCGCGACGTCGATCCAGCAAACCGGCGTCATCAAGGCGGGGTATGACTCGCTGAAGGCGTCGATCCTGCAGGCGTTCGGCGGCGACACGCAAGGCGTCATCGCCGGGACTACGTCGGCGGTCAACGCGATCGGGATCAAGGCGGTGGACGTCGGGATGGTGCTGGTCGACTGGGCCGGCACGGCGATCCGGCTGTTCGGGATGGTCAAGGGACCGATCGATGCGCTGACCGTCGCGTTTAATTACGTCGTCACCGGGTTCCTGGACGGCGTCGCGCTGATGGCCGGCGCCGCCAGTCATCTGCCGTTTGTCGGGGCCGAGTGGGCAGAAGTGCAGACCAAGATCGGCGCCTACGCCGACAGCTGGCGCGAAGTGCGCGATCGCACGCTCGAAACCATGCGCGCGGATGACGAGATGGTGAAGGGCCAGGGCCCAGTACATACCGCGCTGGCGACCACGAAGGGCTGGTTGACCGACATGAAGGTCGCCATGCAGGAGCAGGAAGCGGCGGCCGCGGC